TTGCTCGGCAGAGGCCTGATGTTCCATTTGGGCGGGCTCATCGGCCTCAACCTGGCCCAGGAATTTTTCCTCAAGAAGCTTACGAGCCACGCGCCGGGCGGACCGGCTGCGAGCGTGCCGACCTTGCGGGAAGGGACTCCGGTGAAGCTGATTGCCGTGGATGGTTTCGGTTCGCAGGGAGTTATTGGCGGCCAAACAGTTACCTTCGTGCTGGCCGAGGAGTTGACGCAGAGCGGGAGAGATCTGGCACGGATTGGCGACGTGGCGGAGGGAGTGGTGACTGAAGTCACGGCTGGAAATAGCCCGGATGCCGCGGGGAGCGTGGCTTTGCAAAAAATGATGCTGCGGGCAGGCGGGAACATCAACGTTCCCTTGAGGAGTAATCAGGCGCGCGGCGCTGCGACTCCCGTGCAATATCACGAACTACCCGGATCGGGAAAAGTGGCAATCACATTATTCGTCGCCGAAAACGTGGCTTTCCCGGAGACGGAGTAAAGCAAGCTGAAACTGCCGCATGCTCATTGAAACCTGAGCCGTGCCGCCTTGGGTCCGCCGACTTTCACGCCCGGAAACTTTGATGCATCCACTTTCTTGTCAAAGAGATGCGGCTACCTGGTGAGGTTAACGGTCGAAACGATTTGCCTTTTCAGCCATCCACTAAATCAGTATGGCCAAAAGTGCGGCCGCTGTCCGCCGGCAAAAAGAGCGTCCGTTGCGAAGCGCCGTAAAACCCGATAAACCGGCGAAGCTCACCACGATGTTGAGGGACTACCGAACGGCTACGGACCAATACGGTGTGATCGTTCGGTATCTGAAGGCCGCAATCGAGGTTCTGCCCAAACCCGAATGTCAGCTTCTGCTCGAATTCGCCGAAACTGCAAAAACCCATTATGAGCAGCTGGACCGCCTGATCAAACGTCAACTGCACAACTTGGAAGACGCGACATCCGGTGGTCTCAGTCGGTGACAGCGGTAGCAGCTCAAACAGGGCTGATCCGCGAGTACCGCTCGTACTCGACGTGGTCGACGTAGAACCCTGGCTGGGCGGGATCGTAACCGAGCGGAGCAGCGCCTGATGTCATCAGGTCGACTCGTGCTTCCACATAGGTTCAGATTGGCACTGGCTTAGACCGGCGCTAAGCCACTAGGCCGGTGCTCGGAGGTTCGACTCGAAGTAATCGTGAGTGGCATTAGCCAGCGCCTCTAGCGATGACGGCGACGTTCTTAGTCTCTGACTGTCCGCTGGCAGACTCGACAACTCGATGCTTCCTTTAATATACGCACCGTCCTCAATGATGATGCCAGCGGAATAAATGTCGCCGATAAGCTGTGCGCTCTTGCGGATATATACTTTCTCCACGGCTTCTATCTTGCCTTGGATCGAACCAAGGACTTCAATCTCCCTAGCCTTAACGTCAGCCCGGACCTTTCCATTGACGGCAATGGTGAGACGATGCTCCATCATCTCGATCGTTCCATCCACTTCTCCCTCGATCGTCAGGTCCTCCCGGCTCATGATCTGTCCCTGGATCACGACGTTCTTGCCGAGTACGGCTTTGGCCTTCGGTATTTCCCCACCCAATGACATAGCGGGCGACATAAATTGCCTCACTCCTCGTTGCAGTGTTGGTTCGCTGCAGAACTGATCGACGGCACAATCACCTTTCTTTAGCGAACATGACACCCCCCGCCATTTGCGCCAACGGTCGGCAGATGCTCGATCCGATGGTCCCCGCGGCCGTGGCGCGCGGTAATCCCATCGAACTGAATCAAATTGGACTGATCTGGGTAAGCCGCTGGTATTCGTAATCGTCCAAGTAGACTACTCGCTGGGGCGGGGCCATGTGCCAACGCAGGAGCGCCTGCGTCATCGCATCAACCTGGTCGTCGTGCGCTCCGTTCGGAAAGGCGGCGCACTCCTCGATGAAGTCTTTGACCCACGGCGCGTAGTCAGGATGTGGCAAGTACACGTTGCCGGCTTCGATCAAGGGGCTGATCGCCCGTGCGCGCGAGAGCTTGCCGCCTTGCGGGTTTACCGGAATGATGCCAGGAACGTGATTCTGCAGCATTTGAATGAGACCCGAGCCGTTGGCTTTATCCTCGATCAGCTTCGCAAGCGTACCCGGCCAATTCTGAGACATTTCACGAATCGCTTTCATCGTCGTTGGGAAATCCATGCGAGCCCGTACCTGATGACCGAGCAGAAAGATGGAACCGACCCGACCCCAAGCCTGGCCCACGACAAAGTCAGATGTCGCAAGGTCCTTGAACGAACAATCCCAAGATTGTAGCTGTTCATCGACAAATGCCGGCGCGTCAATCGGGTAAATCGATGCCGTCGTGCCGTCCGGCATTCGCACGAGTACTGGCGGGAGATTGGCGCCTCTCGGCTGGAAGTATCTCCACCAGTGGCGCTGCAAGATACCTCCGCCCGCTGGTGAGGGCCTCTGTTGAAGCTGCCCGGCAGCAGCGTAGCTGCCGAGGCTCACCTTCAAGTCGTCTATTTCGTTACGGCCGAAGCGCTCCGGCCACAACAACTCTCCGGGCTCCTTGCGCGGGTCCGTGAACCCGATGCACGTTGTGCGAGACGGCCCTTCGTATTCTGCAGGAAGGCAGAGGTGCTCCCAGCCGCCCTGCTCTAGCAAGTGTCCGCTCAGATCCTGCTGGTGGCAGCGTTGGGCGACTACCACCATGGCGGTCGTCTTGGGATCATTTACACGAGTTGACATCGTGGTGTCCCACCAGTCCAGCGTCCCTTTGCGCACCCCATCCGATTCGACCTCATCCACTTTGTGAGGGTCGTCGCAAACAAGTCGGTCGCCGCCTTCCCCGGTCACGGAACCTCCGACCGAAGTGGACAAGCGATAACCGGAACGATTGTTTTCGAACCTGGTCTTCACATTCTGGTCGCCAGTGAGCACGAAGATATGACCCCAACGAGCCCGGTACCACGGCGATTCAATTAGGCGCCGGCATACGAGCGAGTCCCGAGTGCTGAGGTTGGCCGCATAGCTGGAATAGAGAAAGCGCCGCTCGGGCCACCGAGTCCACTCCCAAGCCGGCCAGAAGACCGAAACGAGCAAACTCTTCATGTGACGCGGCGGCACGTTGATCAATAGTTTTCGGATGTGTCCATAACTGATCGCTTCCAGGTGCTCAACGATCGCGTCGATGTGCCAGCCGGGAACGAACGGCGTAGAAGGCTCAACGATTGACCAGGCTTGAGAGACGAACTCCCGGAGGCTCCGCGTGGCCAGCTCGCGTTCAACCTTTATTCGGACGTTCGCCCTTGTTAAGCAGCGCGATAAGTTGTTTGAGTTCGTTTGCATTCAATCCACCCAACTCCGGCGCCGGGCCGATGGCAATCGGATCGCCGTTCGGCCCGCTCAGTTCATTAGCGAAATAATCCTTGTAGCCCAGGAGATTCTTTGCCAGGAAGATGTTCGCCGCCGGGTTCCCCTTCGCGGCGAGGCCCCATAGGTTGCGGCGTAGCGACAGACGTCCCTTAGCTTTTCCTCGCGCCATCGCCTCGGCGAATGCCGGTTGGGCTTTCCGACGCTCGATCGTCCGCGGGCTTACGCCGAAGAAGGAGGCCAGCTCTTCATCAGTGCACTGCAGGCCGCACAACTTTTCGACCTGTTCAAGGTCGATGTTGGCTTTCTTTCGGCCCGATCCCGGGCGAGACCCTCCGGTCATTGGTTTCGTTCTCCAGGATTCTGAATTCGGCGGACCAGTCCGAGAGTGCCAAACAGAGGCCTTTCAAATCCGCGTGTCCCGATCGGATCAGCGCTTCGATCGCCGCGATCTCGCGACGACAATGCTCGATTCATTTCGCGCTACCTCCTCGATCAGCCTTCACTTCTTCGAAGCTCCTGCCATCCGCCTCGAGCTTTGCTTGTTTGCCGGTGAGTTGCTTCCATCGTTCGACAATCACGTCAACGTACTTCGGATCGAGCTCCAGCCCGTAACAGACCCGTTCCGTCAGTTCGGCGGCCGCGAGTGTCGTGCCGCTTCCCAAGAACGGATCGTAAACGAGTTCGCCGCGCTTGAGATGATTCAAAATCGGCCGCCGCATGAGCTCGACTGGCTTCTGCGTTGGGTGATCGTACTTTTCTTCTTCTGATCCGCCCATGATCATCTTGGGTGACGCAGCGTCCCAGATAGTTGTATTCTCACCGGGTTTTCCGAACCAGGGAGCGTTCTTTTTTCGGACGTACCAGCAGGGCTCGTGCTGAAACCAGTAGTGCGTTCTCGTGAGCGCAGCCGCTGTCTTTCGCCAAACGATTTGCTGGTGATGAATAAAGCCAATTCGCAACAGGCCTGCTAACACTTCGGAAGTGAATCGAGAAGCGTGCCAAACGTATGCCACCGACAGGAACGGAAGCAACTCGAAGGCGGGCGACCAATCGGCGGTGGTGTCGCCCGAGATGACGGTCCGGGTGTGGCCCTCGATTCTACGCTTCATGTAGCTCGCTTCAGCCGGACCATGTTTGTTGATTCCAGCGCGGTCACGCCACTCTGAATCGAGGCTGACTCCATAAGGTGGATCTGTGACCATCAGCATTGGCTTGCTTGCCCCGAGAAGCTGTGCAACATCCTCACGACTGGTGGCGTCGCCGCACAGCACACGGTGGGACCCCAGCAGCCACACATCTCCGAGTTGTGTCGTCGCTACCTCAGGCAGTGGCGGCGCTTGGTCGGCCTGCTCGTCTGCGAACGGATCGCGCAACAGCGCGTCAAGTTCGATCGAGTTGAAGCCGGTTAATTCGAGATCGAAATCGACAGATTCCAATTCCGCAAGCTCCAGCCGCAACAGGTCCTCGTCCCACCCCGCGTTGAGCGCGAGCTTATTGTCTGCGAGCACGAGCGCCTTGCGCTGCCCCGGCGTCAAATTAGCTAGAACGATCACCGGTACTTCCTTCATGCTGAGCTTCTGGGCCGCGAGCAGCCGGGCGTGGCCGGCAATGATGACGTTGTCGGCGCCGATCAGGATCGGGTTGGTCCATCCGAACTCCTTAATCGATGCCGCGATCTGCGCGACCTGTGTCTCGGAATGCGTGCGCGAATTTCGCGCATAGGGGATCAGATCAAGAAGCCTCCGCATTTCAATCTTCAGCTTTGCAAGTGCGCCCGAGCGATGCATCTACGCGATAATTACACGACAAGCGAAGGAATAACTAGACTTTTTTCAAGTGGATAAATCAGGCGCGCTCAGGATTGCTCAGGAGCGCTCACTCGCTAAGGTGATGCTGTTGTTTGAGGGCTGCCCATGCCCGACGCTGATCTTCCCACGAGAGGAGGTTTGCGATCTTGCGCACCGCCGTCTCGCTGATTGGGTAGCGTCTTGACGGCATCGGTGGCAAGTACAGCAACTCCACCTGAATGTCCGGCGCGAGGTAATTCAGACGCATAATCTGACTCACCCGCTCGCGGCATAGGCAGCCTAGCCGTCCGATGTCCGCGTAGTCCTTCGCATCGCCCTTCCGGATTAGGGTGTCCAGGTGAATTGCGAGCGCGAGGACCTGCGTGATCCGTGGCAACCGGCCGGCGACAGGCCGTGCTGCCTCATCACCCTTGACGCGCGGCCCGCCTCTGAGTTGGAACTGAATCTCAAGCGGCGCGCCGTTGCTCATTGTTCGCACAGCTCCTTGATTCCTTCGCTATGAAACCCGACCGTCACCATTTCGGTACGCCCATCGTATCTGACTTCTGTTATCAGGGCGCGGATGAATCGCTCCTTTTCCCAAGTAGTGAGCTGTTCCCACAGCGGCTCGAATTTCAGCAGCGCATCCTGAACTTCAGCGGGCTCCGTGATCGCAGTCTCGGCCGCCTCTTGGCGCATCTCCTCGAGGCGGCGCAGTACTCCTGAAAGCATCGCGGGCTGCTGCACGAAGCGGCGCAGGTTTTCGACGACCGCATCTTCGAGCAACGGGGCGGGCACGGATTTCGTCTCGCAAGACTTGTATCCTCGCTGGTGAGCGGTGATGCACACGTAATAGCGATACAGCGTGTTCTTCTTCTGTGAATAGGTGTGCGTCATCGCTGCGCCACAACTACCGCACCGGACCAGCCCTTTTAGAAGACCGCCGCTTTTGTTTCTGACGCTGCGCCCACCCCTTCGCCCATTGCGGTTCAGTTGCTCCTGCACTCTGTTGAAGGTGTCATCGTCGATGATCCGCTCGTGCTCGCCATCGAAGACCTTGCCCTCGAATTTCACGCGGCCCGTGTAGATGACATTGGTGAGCAAGTTATACAGCGTCGTCTTGTTGAAGAGAGCACCACCCCGGGCGCGACCCTCACGCGTCGTCCATCGCTTCATTCGCACGCCGCGCCGTTCCAGTTCCTCGACGGCCGGAATGAGCGAGCCGAGTTCGAGATAGAGCCGGAATATCTTGCGAGCCTGCCCAGCTTCTTCCGCATTGACAACGAGCGACCCTCTCTTGGCCGCGAGGTCGTAACCTAAGACAAGATTGCCGCCGATGAACTTCCCTTTACGCCGCGCGGCTCGCATCTTGTCGCGAGTGCGCTCGGAGGTCGTCTCTCTTTCGAACTGGCTAAAGGAAAGAAGCATATTAAGCGTCAGCCGTCCAAACGAGGTTGTGGTGTTGAACTGTTGGGTGACCGACACGAAGGTAATATTGAAACGTTCCAGGGTCTCTAGGATCTTGAAAAAATCGTGGATCGATCGAGTCAACCGGTCGACCTTATAAACCACGATGCAGTTGACCTTGCCGGACTCGATGTCCGAGAGCAATTGCTTGAGCGCCGGCCTATCCATGTTCGCGCCCGTGTAACCGCCGTCGTCGTAAAGCTGGGGCAGCGCGATCCAACCTTCGTGCCGCTGGCTGTTGATAAAAGACTCGCTGGCCTCCCGTTGCGCCTCTAGAGTGTTGAAATCTTGTTCCAGCCCCTCTTCGGTAGACTTGCGGGTGTAAATCGCGCAGCGGATGGAGGCCGGCGAAGGCGCAGGTATCGCCCGGAGTGTCCCTTTACCGACCACGTGCTCTCCCTTTCGCCAACCCGAAGAACGCTAGCCCGTTCCATTTCGTCCCTGCAATTTCTGTGGCGATCGCGCTGAGTGAAGTGAAACGCCGGCCATCGTACTCGAACCAGCCGTCGAGGACCTGGACTAGAATGTTGCGGCCGTGATACTCCTTTACGATCACACTGCCTGGCATCGGCAGCCGCGGGTCGTGATCAGATATAATCCCGGTGACTGTCGCGTGCGGCGGAGGAAGGCCATCGGCCCGCCGCCGCGTTCCGGTGCGTGCGCGAATGCGCAAGCCTGCCTCCCTTGCGATTTCCAATGCATGCTGGCGAGCGGATTCAGGAAGACCACCTTCCCTGTCCGCCTGGATCTGCCAGGCAATCCGGCGCCGCGCCTTTTCGGAATTCCAGGACGGCAGGTCAGAGCCAAACGTCTTCCGATGTAGTTGTTGCAGTTCGTGCGGGCGCATCCGGGCGAGCCGGTCGAGGTTTACCGAATCACCGGCCGCGCGGCTCACAATGCGAAGTTTGGCTTTCATGGGACGCCTCCATGAACGCTCGTTCCACGTGAATTAGCAAGGTCGTCTTTACCTGAGTTGACCGGTCGATCCAGCCCGACGCGTTGAATCGCGGCGTAGCGCCGATAAGCCATTGCAAGAAGGCGTGCGATCTGCTCCCGCGCCTTAGCAAGCGGCGGATCCTCACGCAAATGTCCACGTGCCTTCTCTAACGTGGCGATCAATTCGACCTTGCGCTTCACTAACTCAGC